GTCTAAATGAATGAATTACTCGGTCTTCTCAAGGGTGTCGCACCCACGCTGGCAATGGCTGTCGCTGGTCCTTTGGGTGGCGCTGCTGTTACCGCTTTGGCTAGTAAGTTTGGCGTGTCTGATAGTGTTGATGCCGTTGCAAAGGCTATTGCTGGCGATCCAAAGGCTGCTGAAAAGATAGCAGAGCTTGAGTTGGAGATGGCGAAGATTGATGCAGCCAATACTGCCGACGCAAGGAAGATGAATTCAGAGATACAGAACTCTGCCACAGCGTCTTGGTTAGCAAAGAACATTGCCTATGTAATCGACACATCAATCATTGCTGGCGCTCTCACCATGACCTTTGTGGTGTTTATTGTTGGCGTACCAGAGCAAAACAAGTCGATGGCTTTCACGGCTTTGGGATCGCTCTGGACTCTGACGGGTACGGTGGTGAACTTCCATCGCGGTAGTTCTGCTGGTAGCAAGGCTAAGACTGAAGAAATGATGAAAGGTGTGAAATGATTGAATTCTTAAAGCAACTAATACTGGCTAAGGTCAACCGTCCTAAGCCTACCGTTGAAGAGGTCGAGGTTCAAGTCTGGGCATTCGTCGTCAAGTCGATCACCATCATGGTGCTTGGCATTGCGTTTGGCACTTTGTGGCTTATTGGCTTTGAGAAGCAGGAGACCGAACTCGCACCAATCGACGCAATATTCCTTGAAATCTTGAAAGCCATTGCGTTTATGGGAGTGGGAACAATGGGCGGTATCTCAGGACGCAAGGCATCAAATGCCATTGCAAAAGCCATTGTGGGAGAAGACGATGCAACTAAGTGATCACTTCACACTTGAGGAGGCAACGCACTCCGATACCGCCACAAGGCTTGGTATCAGCAACCAGCCAGACGCACAGCAATTAGAGAACATGAAGACGGCTGCTGCTGGCATGGAGAAGGTCAGAGCGTTGCTGGGTAAGTCAATAAATGTCAACTCATGGATTCGTCTGCCAGAGGTCAATGTGGCGGTGGGTGGATCAAAGGTATCGAGTCACATGGACGGCTGGGCTATTGACTTCGTATGCAAGGGCTTTGGCACTCCACTAGAGGTCTGCAAGGCTATTGACGCAGCAGGTATCAAGTTTGATCAGATGATCCATGAGTTTGGCGACAAGGGCTGGACGCACATTTCCTTTGCGCCAGCATTGCGTCAGCAAAAGCTCACCATCTTCAGACCTCAAAACAAATACGCCATCGGTTTGTTGACGCAAGACGAATACAACAAGTCAGTATGACCAACCTCTATCAGCAGCTCCAGACCCCTGCCACACCAGACCTGCCTAATCCGCAGGATAGCTACGACAGGTTGACGGTTGCACAGACGAATGCTGCCTTGCGTACATTCTTCTTGAAGCTCACAAATGTCTTACAGACCCTTGCGTCACCTCGCGGTGGTAGGTTTCTAAACAACCCTTACGGGGCATTCCAAGACGGCACAGACCAGACGGCAGCGAACACCACGACTGCTTACGCCATAACCTTTGACACAACTGACTTCAACAATGGCGTAACCTTGTCAAACTCGTCAAGGCTTAATGTGTCTCAGGCTGGAATTTATAACATTCAATTCAGCGTGCAGTTAGTAAACACGACAAATGCTTCGGTAGACATTGACATCTGGTTTCGCAAGAACGGCACAAACATCGACAAGTCAAACTCACGCTTTGGACTAGCGCCACGAAAGAGTATGGGAGACCCATTTCACCTTATTGGTGCGATGAACTTCTTTGTAAGTCTTGACACAAACGACTATATTGAACTCATGTGGCGAACCTCAGATGTTGGCGCATACATCGAGCACTACGCTGCCAGCTCCACACCAACAAGACCATCGATACCGTCTGTCATTGCGACGGTTACCTTTGTGTCAAATCTTTCAGCATAATTGACCTATGGCACTCGTACCCTTAAAAATCCCAGCAGGAATCTACCGCAACGGCACAGAATACCAGTCTGCGGGGCGCTGGTTCGACTCGAACCTTATCAGATGGTTTGAGAACACGCTGAGACCTGTGGGCGGGTGGCGCAAGCGATCAGCCAGTCAAATGACTGGTGTCAGTCGTGGAATGCTGACTTGGCGTACTAACTCCGATGTGCGTTTTATCGCTGCTGGAACTCCTACAAAGCTCTACGCAATGAGCGAGGCGGGTGTCTTGAAGGACATCACTCCTACAACCTTTACAACTGGCATTACAGACGCAACGCTAAAGACTGGCTACGGATATAGCACCTACGGTAACTTTGCTTACGGTGTGGCGCGTCCAGACTTGGGGGGAATAATCCCAGCGACTACTTGGTCAATGGACTCATGGGGAGAATACTTGGTCGCGTGCTCAAACGCTGACGGTCAACTCCTTGAGTGGCAATTAGGATTTACCACTCCAACATTGGCTATTGCCATCGTCAACGCGCCAACGAGCTGCGAAGCTGTGATGACGACAGCAGAAAGATTTGTCTTTGCTTTGGGTGCGTCAGGTAACCCGCGCAAGGTTTCTTGGTGTGACCAAGAAAACAATACGGTCTGGACACCATCGGCTACCAATCAGGCGGGTGATTTTGAGATCAACTCTCTCGGCTCAATCAAGTGCGGGAAGCGTGTCCGAGGTGTCAATCTGATCTTTACAGATGTCGATGTCCACGCTGCCAGCTATATCGGTTTACCTTATATATACAGCTTTGAGAAGGTTGGATCAGGTTGTGGCGTGATCAGCTCTCAGGCGGTAGCAGCCATTGATACGGCAGCGATCTGGATGAGTAAGAGTGGCTTCTGGATATATGACGGCTATGTCAGACCTTTACCTTCAGATGTTGGCGACTATGTTTTCCAGAACATCAACTACAACCAAGCCAGCAAAGTTTACGCTGTCCACAACTCAAAATACGGTGAGTGCATTTGGTTTTATCCATCGAGCGCCAGCAATGAGAACGACTCCTATGTGACTTACAACTACCGCGAAGGGCATTGGTCGATTGGCACTTTGGCTCGGACTGCTGGAACTGACAGAGGAGTCTTCACCTATCCCTTGATGATCTCAACTGACGGCTACATCTATGAGCACGAAGTCGGCTACGCATACGACGGGGCTTCGCCATTTGTGGAGTCTGGTCCTTACCAGATTGGTAATGGTGACAACATCGTATCGGTGCGTCAGGTTATCCCAGACGAGCAGACCTTGGGCGAAGTCGTGATTTCCTTCAAGACTCGGATGTATCCGACTTCAACTGAGACGACTTACGGACCGTACCCAGCAGCACAACCGACAGATGTGAGATTCGCTGCCAGACAGGTCAAGGTCAGGTACACGGGTGCAGTTCTAGAGGACTGGCGTGTAGGCGTTAACCGTTTTGATGTTGTCGCAATGGGTAAACGGTGACTTAGAATTGGAGCAAGAATTAAGGGCAGGAAAAGTACCTGTGTGTATCCGAGAGGATTACACCGTTTACTTGGAGTTTTTCAGAGGTAATTTGTGGATTCATGTGGAGATCAAGAGATGGTCTTCTGGGGTCAAAAAGGACTGCTTGAAGAGCATTGCCCTTATTGAGAATTTAATTGGGAAGCCTATCGTCGCGCTGATACGCGAAGAAGACATCAAACTTGTAAGATTTGCCAAGTCATTTGGCTGGTCTGAGAAATGTCAAATATCACTATTGGACGGCTCTAAGGCTTTTATCTACACCAACAAGGTGTAACAAGGGAGATTGATATGGGTGGAGTCGTAGAAGATGTATTTAGCGGTATTGGTGACATAGGTCAGGGTGCTATTGACGCTGTGAGCGATTTAGGCGCAAGCATTGACGATGTTGTTAATCAGGCTGGGGGTTGGACTACGGCAGCATTACTTGCTGCTGGTTACTATTACGCACCAGAGATTGGGGCTTATGTCAATGCCACGACTGGTAGCACAGTACCTTTGGCTGCGGTTGCTGATGCTGGCGCAGCAGAAGCAGCTTTAACAGCTACTGATCTTGCTATTGGTACTGGTGGTGGCGGTGCTGTTAATGCTGGTTTTTCTTTACCAGTCATTCCCCCAGAGTTAAGTGCAGTATCTACTGCTGCTAGTGTTGCAAATGCAGTTGGTTCATCTGGTGGTGCAGCAGCAGTACCTACTGCCGTACCTGCTGCCGTATCTACAACCATACCTACTGCCGTAACTCCTTCAGCAGTTACGACTACTGGTGGAGTTTTGTCTAGCGCTATCCCTTCAGCAGTTACGACTGCTGGAGAGATGACTGCACAGCAAGCATCTGAAATGATAGCTAAAGAACAGGCTGCATCTACTGGATTACTTGGTAGCGCCATCAACTTCGCACAAGAAAATATCCCATTGACATTAGCAGGTGCTGGTCTAGCAGCTAAGGCTTTAGGTGGTAGCACACCAACATCGAGCACCGCAACGACTAGCATTGACCCAGATGTCAAGGAAGCATATTTGCGCAACTTGCAAGAAGCAAGGATGGTTGGAGCTGGTCTAGGACAAAGACAGTTTGCTCCTTATGCTGACTACAACCTCGGCATGGTTCAAAAGTACATGAACCCTTACGAGAATACGGTTGTACAAAACACATTGGCTGACATTGAGCGTGCTCGTCAAGGTCAAATATCGGCAGAAGGCGCAAGGGCTACGGCATCAGGAGCGTTTGGCGGTACACGCCAAGCAGTAACCAGATCGCTGGTTGATGAGGCAGCACTACGCAATGCAGGTAACTTGGCTGCACAACTTCGCAATACTGGCTTTGCACAGGCTCAGAACTTAGGTCTATCACAGCAACAAATGATGCAGCAATACGAACAGCAGAAACTTGATGCAGCTCGCAACTTAGGTCTAGAGCGTTTGAATGTGGCGCAAGGCGCTTTGAGCTTGCAACCTGCAAATATTGGTGGAAGCACCACAACTCCAATCTATAAAAATACTACAGCATCTGCTTTAGGCGGTGCTCTTGGTGGTGCAACATTGGGTAAGTTAATCGGTGGAACTGCTAACCCTGAGTATGCTGGCTATGGTGCTGGCATTGGCGGTTTGCTTGGTTTCATGTAAGGAGTAAATGATGGCATTAACAGACTTTGGCGGTTTACTCTTTGGCGGTGGTGGTACTGGTCTCGAAGGATATATCACTCCAGAGCAACAACAAGCAATTCAGCAGCAGTCAATGCTGCAAGCAGCATCTGCACTCTTACAGGCTGGCGGTCCAAGTCGTCAACCGATTTCTTTAGGTCAGGCACTTGGTGGTGCTCTGCAAGCAGGTTCTGCTGGCTACGGTCAGGCACAGCAAGGTGCAATACAAAACCTATTGACACGCCAGAAGTTACAAGAAGGCGCATTAGAGCAAGCCAGAATGCAAGCCTACCTTAACGCTCTTGGCGCTGAAGGTGGTGCTCCAGCCGTTGCTGGTCAGAACGGTATTCCAGCAATGCCTATGGGTGCTGGTGGTGTGCCTCCTGCTGGCTCTGCACCAACTGCAATGCCTATGGGCGCTCAAGCTCCTCAAGGTGGCGGTGGAATGTTTGCAGGTCTTACTCCAGAGCAAAGAAGAATTCTGCCCTTAATGAAACCAACTGAGGCTATCGGTGAAGCGTTTAAGGCTGCTGGTCAAAGGGCTAACCAGTTAACTGATTCAGAACTTGCTGGTTTAGGTTTACCGCCAACAACGCTTGCGTACAAGATGCCTAACGGTGAGACAAAGATTGTCTATCGTCCTGACTACCAGTACATCGAGACACCTTCTGGTGGCAAGAAGTTAATGGACATGAACAATCCACTTGGCATAGTACCTAAGCCTGTGCAAGACAGAGTGGCTGCAAGTGGAACAGTACCTAAGCCAACTGGCGATGCTGCGACTTATGGTGGTGGAATGGCTCCAGCATTAAAGCCTGAGCAGATTATGACTACGGTGGCTGAGTGGGATAAGAATTACAGAACACCAGTCGAGACAGTCCTATCAAGTTATAACATCGTTAAGGACTTGGTGACTACG